AGGACTAGCACACGATAGAAACAGAACTTATAGTGAAATACAAAAACAAAATGAGCAGAAAAAATAATACTGAAAACACAATCTCTAATTGGAGAGAGGTAGAGATAGAAGGGGATAAAAGAATACCTCATTACTACATAGGTAACAATGGATATGAAGCAAGGAAGGTTGTATCAGGATTTGATTTATCGTATAATATCGGAACTGCCACTACATATTTGCTACGTTGTGAAAAAAAGCACTCCACACCTGTTGAATGTATTAAAAAAGCAATAGCACATTTAGAGTTTGAATTAGATAGAATAAGTGAAAAAGCCAATATATAGAGTTATAATAGATTTTGGATTTAAAAAGAAAGGTAGCGTAAGAGCCTTTGTTTATAAAAAAATTGATACATTTGTCTTGACTAATGTTGATGATGAGATTAAGAAAGACGAAAGTATCTTAATCAAGATGGCTAGAAAGGTTAATAGGAAACTGCCCGAAATAGATATTGTGTTTAAGAAAATATTTATTGAAGGTCAATACGGAGAAACTAATAAATAAAAATAAAAGAAAATGGAAATTGTATTAATTTGTTGTGTAATTTTTTACTGCATATATCTTAACTTTAGGATTAAAGACCTTCAGGAAGAGGTAATGGATTTAACATTAGACCTAACAGAGATAGAGATTAAGGTTTATAATAAAATGATGGAAATAAGAAGAAAATTAAAAGATGAAAAACCAAGAAGAAAATCTACAAAAAAGCGTAGTAGAATACCTGAAAATGCAGTACCCAAAGGCAAGGTATTGTGCAAGTCTAGGAGGGATAAGAACAAGTTTTCGTCAGGCGGTAAAGGCTAAGGCGACAGGATATGTAAAGGGCTTTCCTGACCTTCAGGTCTGCTATCCTACCCACAAGTATGCAGGATTGTTTTTAGAGATAAAGGCAAACAAAAAATGCTATCCAACTAAAGAGCAAAAAGAATGGGTGGCATATCTAAACGAGGTTGGTTACTATGCTAAGGTCGTAAAAGGTTTTGAAGAGTGCCAACAAGTTATTGACGATTACCTAGAGAATAGACTATGAGCATAAGCATATACGATAGAAAAGATAGAAGAGGTGGCGGTTACGCTAAGCGTAAATTCACATTTGAAGAAGCCGAAATGATAAGACAAGAGTACAAAACAGGTGTGTTTACTCAAACTCAATTAGCTACCAAATATCAGGTTAGCCAACCCCTGATAAACCAAATACTTAGTAAAAAAACTTACAATAAAGACTAAATTATTTGGTCAGTTCAATTATTTGTTGTATCTTTGCATAGTAATAACTAAAACAAACTACTATGAGAAAAGACGAGATGTTAGTACCAAGATTAGACTTCCTTATCCCTATCCAATGGATGTCAGATACATTCACTTCAGGATTATGGGACAGAGATTCACAAAAAATGATTATCGGAAGAGTAGCAGAGCTAAATCCTCAATGGGTTGAGGAGGTAGTAAACAACTTAGACCATAATTTAACTGATGTACTACACGACTTCAAAGGTATATACTCAGAAGATGAGCATTTCCTACCTAGAATATCATCAGATATTCTTTATAGTGTTGGAGATAAGGTATCAGTTTTAATGAGAGGTTCAAGCGTAGATGGTCATCAAGATGCTATAATTACAAGTATTGATACAGAGGATGGTGTTCTAAGAAAGACATCTAAACGCAATACACTTTTATCAGTAAATGCAATAGAAGAAGATTTACAAGATGAGGTTTCAACATATGATATAAGATTTTATGGTGCTTGCAAACCTACATTTTCAAAAAACTAAACTAAACTAAACTAAACTAAACTATTATGACTAAAATTACTACCGAAACTGCTAAGCAGATTATACACGATACAGATGGAAAGATATTCAGCGTATCATTTACTAAAAAAGATGGCTCGCATAGAGATATGACCGCTAGACTAGGCGTTACAAAGCACCTTAAGGGTGGAGAGAGAGCATTTAACCCTGACGATTACAATATGTTATTTGTGTTTGATACACATAAGGAAGGGTACAGAACAATTCCTTTTGATAGACTATTAGAGTTGAGATTCAGAGGAGAGAAATACAAAGTTAGTTAGTTAGAAGAAAAGCTTTTGCTTTATAAGGTTATCAGAAATGGTAGCCTTTTTTTGTGCCTGAAACTGCCATTGCGTTGAAACTGCCTACGCATTATCCTTTTTTTAAAAAAAATTTTTTATTTTTTCTCTTTTTTCGCTAGGTTAAGCACTAGGGTAGGGGAGTGGTTAGTGAAACTGCTATGAAACTGCTAGGTAGGTATACTATACCCCCTCAGAATATGGGTTTTTTGCTTTTTTTTCCACTAGGTTGGGGTCGGGAGGGGAGGGGAGGGCATTTTTAAGCCCATCTACTAGGTTAGGACTAGGTTACTACTAGGTTACTACTAGGTTACTACTAGGTTAGCACTAGGTTAGCACTAGGTTAAACCTAAATTGTGTCATATTGTCAGTATTTTGTATAAATTATTTATGCATTTAATCGGTTTTATCTTTACATTTACGCCATACTAATCAATAAAAATTTACAAATTATGGAGTTTATCACAACAAAAAGAAAAACAGAGTTAGCCAAACAGCTTGAGTATCAGATACATAGAGCAAGCATTTACCTAAAGCATACGCAAATTTATAATTTGTACTATGAGAAAAAGAGGTATTTTATGACCTATGATTTTTGGCTTTCTACTAGGACTGAAAACGAGGTTTTGGAGCAGTTAGAAGAGTGCAAAAGATTAAACGAATTAGCAAACCAATTTTAAAACTTAAATTATAAAACTATGAAAAAGATAATAAACGACTACAAAAACATCATTAAAACACTAGGTTTTGACCCTAGTAAAGACCAACAAATTTCCTTGCATTATCAGAGACAAGCGACAAATCAAATGCAAATCTCCTATATTACACAGAAGAAAATTGACCAAATCCTAGAGCATACAGGCGTAAAAATAAGCCCAACAAAGAAAGACCACAGGCAAAAGTATTTTACAGCTACAAAGCCCGCAAAATTCTTTGATACCTTAGTACACTCTAGCAAATCAGAGCAATACCTAGTAGAAGCCTTAAGGACTAAATTTGTTCAGCAGTTCCAAGCTAGTGTTAAGTTATCGGTAAAACTTTATGAAGCCGACACAATCCCGACTTTTTACAATATGCAAAAAGACCAACTAAATGATAACGGCAAAATGTCTTTTTTATCTAGTAGAATGTCCTGTATGCAAGGCAAACCTAAGGCATATTTTGAGGTGTACGCCAAAACAAAAGGGCAAAGGATAGCAATTCTAGAGGATACAGACGGAAATATGTATGGTAGGGCGTTACTATGGGCGGAGGGTTTAGCTGATGGTTCAGTTGGCGGAAACCATTACTTAGATAGAATTTATATTGCTGATTCCTTAAGTGGCTCTGATGAAGTACGGGCTAAATATCAGCATCAAATGTGGAATGAAGTTTGCACCAAACTAAACAAAACAATACATTGTTATTCTTCCGCACATTTCGGTAGCTTAATTAAGCAATCGGGAGTAGGAACGCAACCGCCCGAAAATTTCATCCCTAAGCTAGTAGAGGGAGCGACAGCCTTAGATTTTGAGCAGTACCCTTATTCTGACACTTTTCAAGGGTTAGACGGGCAAGAATGGAGCATGGAGACAGACGGCGAGGTGTACCTATGTAATACAGACGGAGAGAACGCCAACGGAGAGAATTGTTCATGTGATTCATGCGGAGACAGAATGCACGAAGAGGATAGTGCTTGGAGTGAAGCAGACGAGGAGACACTTTGTGAAGAGTGCAGAGTTTGGTGTGACGATAGAGACGAGTATATTAATCAAAATAATGCAATAGAGAACACATACAGCGGAGAATTCCACCACGAGAACGACCTAAATAGATAACCCTAGTATTAATTAAAACCTTTACGCCTATGAGTAAACCAAAAAGCGACATCAATGACGGACTACTAGCAGTTATGATATGAATTAGTATTGTCTTGCATTGTTGCAGTTAGAAGAAGCCACCTTAACGGGTGGTTTTTTTACGTCTAAGCGGTTTTATAGTGTTGTTTGGTGTATTGGTATTGATTGAGATAGTTGAAGCCTTTAAACGTGCTTAAATTAGTTTATAAGGTTTATAAGTTTATTCTATTTTTAGTGCTTATTTGCTTGCTTCCTGTAGACGCCCACAAGCTAAACTCTGACAAAGTCCAGGATTTAGTCAAGAATAAGCAGGAAACCACGCCACGCCTACAAAAAAAGACCATTTTCTGCATTTATTTTGTCATAATTTAAGGACATTTTGGCAGTTTAAAGTGCTGAAAGTGAGTAGGGGAGGGGCTGAAATTGAGGTAAATATCGGTGGGGGAGGGGCAAATCCGTCAAACATACCGACCACCTTCTTTGAGCATATACACATACACACTCAGTTTTAACATTCAATTTTATAATCTAAAGGTTATTTTAGGAGGTAATAGTTGTATTGTGAGTCTTCCGATAGTTATTTTAAACATATAGTTTGGTATTAGATATGTTAATTGCGATATGAGCAATAGCATATCCTATAAGATTCAAAGGTAAAGGATTTATTTGACATATCAAAGAAGTTTTTGGAAATATATATAATTTACAGATGGAAAAGGATTTCAATTTTATATTAAAGAGTTAATGAAGGGTTGCTTAAGGGTTCAGTATACCCTTATAGTAATATATATAGTAATAGCTATAGTAATATACCTAGTATAAATTCATTTCCAATAATTTCGTAGGTTATTCGGATATTTTTCTTTTATTTGTAGCTTGAAATAAAAAATATAAAAAAAATGGCAGAGCCAACAGGGATAACAACAAATGTAGCGCTAATATATAGTGCAGATTTAATGTACGAACAAAATTGTAAGTGTGGGACTATACAAGTATTAACAGAAGGAGAGATATGGGAGGCAGGAGATGGAGATAAAGTGTGGAGAATAGACATACTATTTAATGGAGATGGAGCAGGTAGACCCGGAAGAGTGCTTGGAGATTTAATAGCTAATAATATTAGTGCGCAGGATTGTGTAAAATTAGCAGGGTGTTCGTATATAAATGGACAAATTATTATGGGGGACTTTATAGTGGTTTCTGTATCTACGCCCGGAGCATTTGTTATTTTATATAAAGATTGTAGACAATCATAACAAAAAAATAAAATTATGGCAAAGAAAAAGTATTATTCAGATGAAGACCACGACTATCACTTCAATTTTACAGAAGATATGATGGAAGACTTACATATGAATGGAGAATTAGAGGTTAAAGTAGAAAAAGAAGGCAAAGAAATGTTAATTCTATTCACATATAAGAGAGATGAAGATGAAGAAATTGTTATTGACAAGGTTAATGACGAAAAAATTATATCAATGCTTGATGATGAGTTAGACGAGTACATTAACAAGCTTACTGATTCATTAAAAAAACTTTAATATATGGAAGAGAAAGATAAAAGACGAATACTAAGAAAAAAAGTAATGGATAGTAATATTGAGCTAGAAAAAATTACAAAAAAAAATCCACCAACTCTTAGTAATCCTAATGGAAGGAAAAAGGGAGAACCTAATAAAATAACAAAAATGAGCAGGTCAGCTTTGGCTTGGGCATTGGAAGGACATTCATATAAAATAAAAATAGCGTTAGATAAGTTATTTGAAGAAAGTCCTGAAGCTTATATTGGAGCAATTACTAAATTAATGAATTATACTGTCCCTAAACTTTCATCTAACGAAATAACTGACAATACATCTAAAAAAATCAAGATAGACTTCAATGATAATATATCCATTGATGACATTAAAGCTAAATTGAAAGAAATTGAAGGAGAAGACTAGTGACCCTATACAGGAGGCATTAGAAAAAAAGTTATGTGAATTATCATTCTATGAGTTTTTTAAAAGGGCTTGGCATATCATTGAGCCTTCTATTCCTCTTTCTACTAATTGGCATCATAAATATCTTTGTGATATTCTTCAAGAAGAAGCAGAGAGAATAAACGCAAATAAACCTAAAACGAAGGATATTGTAATTAATATACCATTTCGTAGTACAAAATCCATATTAGTAACTGTTATGTTCCCTGTATGGACTTGGATAAAGAATCCTAAGCTTAGATTCATTACAGCATCTTACTCTGCAGACCTTTCTATAGAACACGCAACAAGAAGTAGGGATATTATAACTTCAGAATGGTTTAAAGATAGGTGGGGGGATATATTTCACATTAAAAAAGACCAAAATCTAAAGGCAAG